CGACACACACACACACACACACACACACACACACACATCACACACACAAGGAGAAACTAATGCAGAAGATAGTGAAAGAGAAGGATCGTAAGATCGTCGTACGGTTCGACGGGTTCAACGATCTGGGTGATTACGTGCGAGGCAAGGGCAACGGATCATCCGACAGAAAGTTCGACCGCACGTTCCACCGTTCAACCAAGAACCTGGCAGACGCAGTGACGCAAACCGTTAGCGGTTGGGACGAACCGTTCGAACGGATCGAATCGATCCGTGAGAATGTGAGAGAGCGAATCGGTTACATCGACACGAAGGTGATGCGGTTCGACAACGCAATGTACGGACAGTTCCTAGATGCTGACACGTACATGACGGGCGATCCCAACTGCATGTTGCAGGTATTCGAGGATGATTCGAAGCGGGCGCAACGGTTCGTGCGGATCCTAGTTGACACGTCGTACTCAAGTTACGTGTCGCCGAAGGACATCGAAACTAGAGGCGGTGCTATCGTGGCACTGTGCGATGCGTTGAACACGTGCGGTTATTCGACCGAGGTGTGGGCTGCTGCGAACATCCGAGGCTACGAGAACGGTGCAGTACTAGCGATCCTAGTTCCAGTGCAGTTGCAGAACTCTCCGTGGGATGTGCGCAGTGCATCGTTCCCGCTTGCGAACGGTGATCACCTTCGTCGGAATGTATTCGCCGTCATGGAGCAACTGTCACCCGCCGAACGCAAGGTGTTCGACGTCGGCGGTGGATACGGGATCCCGCTCCCATCCAGCAAGGGTGGGCTATCGGATCTGTACTGCGGTGGCGCAGATATCATCTGCACCAACGACATGGGCGAGATCAAGCACATCACTAAGGATCCAGTCAAGTGGGTTCTCAACCAGTGCAAGAACCTGGGCGTCATCTCTCAGGACGAAGCAATCTAGATGACGGCGGGCAGGTGCAGGGCACATGATTCGGGTTCGATACCCGACTGTCCACTACTAGCAACAACGCTAGTTCAAACAAGGAGAAAACAAAATGAGTGGGTACAAATTCCGAGTGGCATCCATCCAGTGGATCGACGTCTATGCGGACGAGGCTAGCGAAGCGCAACGCTTGGCAGGTCAGATCTACAATGACGCTAGTGATGCCGAGCGTGAAGCGTTCCCGTCGGTCGTCGTTGCGTACGACGTCGATGATGTTGAAGGAATCGACAGGGTTGTCTCGCTAATCCTGGAGACTGAACTTGAAGAGTTCGATCCTAACAACGATCCGTTCTGAGTAACGGGTGGGCACGATGGTCACACCGATGCGCGCATCTGTGCGGGGTTCGATTCCCTAGTGTCCGCTACTAGTCAAAAGACACAAGCATGAGCAACACACTCCTCGTGCGGGAATATTGGGGGCTGGTCACCCGTCAACTAGTACGACCTTGGCACGTCGTTAAACTGCCAACACACAATCAACTAACAAGGAGTAAGCAATGAACGGTACTTATAAGGTCACATTCGAAGGTGACTATTTCAAGATTGCAGTTAAGGTCGATGCAGAGAATGACGCGCACGCCATCGCCCGCGCTAGTGGCAGGATCGAAGATCTCTATGGGTGGGATGACGTGCGTGCCGTGTCCACTATCGGCACCGAAGTAGAACTGCTTGACCGCTACGGTTCGCAACGATGCGTGTCATGCAAGACGGAGTTCGCTATCGACAACGGCGCGCTGTGCCCGCAGTGCTACAGGGAGGCTATTCAGGGATTGTTCGATGAGGACGAGAAGTAATTTGACAGGCAAGGGGTACGGATGGTACGGTATTCACGGGGGTTCAATTCCCTCGCCATCCACTGCCAGCAATAACGCTGGCTAAACAAACAAGGAGTAATGCAAATGAGTACGTACGGAATTCTTCTACCGTGTGACGGCACCGAGCCGTTGCCCGTTAGCGTGGGTGATCACACTCACATCTCAGAAATGGTCGGCGGTTACATCGACGCTGTTCGATTCGACTACGATCAGGAGGCGTGCGCGATGCTGAGTGCGCCCGAGGGTGCGGAAGAGTTCACTGCGGTTGGCTACATCAACGACACTGGATTGCTTGACGGTCTGCCGATTAACACGATGGCATCCATCATGTTCGGTCGGGAGTTGCGTGGTCCTGTCGTGGTCGTGTCTGGCACTAGCACTAGTGGTGAGTACGACGGCGACAATCATGATGTGCCGACCTGGTTCTCGCAGGCTGTGTTCGAGGGTGGACTGTACACTCTTGCGCAGGTGCTGGGCGAGCAGGCTAAGGCTGAGGCTAGCGCAGTGAAGATTGCGTACGCTGACGGCGTGTTCACCGATGATCAGTACAACCGTCTGCTGGTTGCGATGGAATCCGATAACCCTAGTGAGACGGATCAGATCATGATCGATACTGCCGTGTCTATTGCGGTGGTCTACGCTACTGGTCGTTCGTTGGGGATCATCGACAAGTTCGATCGCAAGGCGTACGAGGCGTGGGAAACTGAGAACTTTACCATTAGCGACGATGAGATCGCCAAGTTCTGGGAATCGGAAGGAGGTAACTGACATGGCTACGATCATCAACACCGACTATCGGAATGCTATCGTGGGTGTCATCACCCACGTTAGCACCGAGAGTGTGGCACTAGTGGAGTGCGACGATCCGTTCGTCCATTACACGGTGCCAGTCAACATCGACAACCGTGATGAAGCAATGTTCCTAGTGGATCAACTGGTTTGCATCCACGATGGGATTGTCCGCAAACTCAACTAGACAATCGAACGGTGCCGGCTTAATGCCGGCACCGTTCAGACAAGGAGAAACAACTATGAGCATCGAACACTGCGGTGTCCTTGAACACGATGATACATGCCTGTGTGATGTGGTGATCCCTGAGTCAACGCCGTGGGTTACCGACGCTGTGCGTGACATGTGGATGGGGCTAGAGATAGTGGAGATACGTGGCTATGACCGCACATGGGATGACGATAGCATCATCAACTATCTACAGGATCTAGTGTACGCCAAGGACAGATGGGAACAGTCACTGCCGAAGGTGAACCTGAGCACTAGCGATGATCGGTTCGGTAAGTACCGTGAGACACTACGCTTTAGACTACAGTGCCCTGACGCTCCATCCATTCTGGATGTTGCTAAGGAACTGGGTATCAACTATAGCGAACTCATGTACGTGCTGTTCACCAATCGCTATTACATGTCGAAGGAGACACTGCTTGAATTCGAGAGCGACGTGCGCAATAGGCGATTCCATTCTGCCCACATGCTAAGCAAGAAATACGGTATGGCGTTGAAGTCCACTAGGAAACTACATTCCTACTGGGGCGTGCCGTTCGCAGATAAGATGGACGTTCGCACACCAGACCAGATACTAGTGGACGAACTAGTGGAGAACTCGCCAGGGTTGAAAGCCACACAGATCATGGATATAGTGATACAGGAATTCGGAAAGGACTGCGGTCAAACAGCAAACAAGATCCGCTACCGCCGACACTATCTCTTGAACTGTAAAGGCAATAAGTAATAGTAGTTCAATCCCATTCTACACTCTCGTGTAGAATGGGATTGAACCAAAGATCTAGTATATAATAGAACCAACAAGGAAGGAACAACATGAGGTACGACAAACAGAACAACAGAATCTACGTGAGACAATCGTGGCTAGGATCATACCTGATCTGTCCGCAACGCTCACGCTACGACTTGACGATGCCAGCGTTGCGTCGTGGATCCGATGCCACTGCTATTGGCACTGGGATCCACTCCGCTATCGAAGGTTATCTGGCAGGCGAATACGACGGGCTGGATGCGATGATCGCTAGAGCCGAGGAGTGTGTCGCACTAGAGTTGGCGGATCCTAACCTGCGACTGTCGAAGATCAGTAGCGACCCCGAGCAGTTGCGCTGGTGCATCACTGCGATGGTTGTCGCATGGTGGGATTCGATTCGCCCCGCTGTTGCGTTGGGCGGGCTGATCGAACACAAGTTCACGGCACCGCTAGTTACTGGTGGCGAGACAGAGTTGTGGCTAGAAGGGACGATGGATTACGTTGCCCCCGATGGTACGATCTGGGATTGGAAAACCGCTACCCGCCCGTACTCCGCTAAGGAGAAGCAGAAGCACTCGCACCAGGCGACATGCTATGTGGCTAGCGCCAGAGCGTTGGGTCTAGTGGATAACGGTGACGCACCCACACCCTTTAGGTTTGGTGTGATGATCCGTCAGACGACACCGAAGGCGCAGATCGTTACGGTCGAACGCACACCTGATCATGTGGAGTGGCTGAAGCGCCAAGTGTCCAGCGTGATCACTAGTGCCACGGTCATCGGCATGGAACGTGAGTGGGCTATCAACGATCAGCACAACCTGTGTTCGTCCATGTGGTGCGACTACTGGACGGTGTGCAAGGGCGTGCATTGGAACAGTGACGACATGGAACCGCCGTCGCAGACAGTGAATTTCATTGGCGTTGAACGAGGCGACACCGCCGAGTGATATGATCCTGGCATCAGGTTTCTTCTCCTTACCTGATACCAAAACCTCCTGGGCATGAGGCTAAACTGCCCCTCCCCCACATAAGTGGGGGTGTCACACAAACAACATGGGAGTTACAATGATTAGCAAGGACGAGAGCATCGTCACACAGGTAGCGGCGAAGATCGCCAGCGAATTAACTAGTGCAACAACCACGGACGGCTCAGCAGAAGCAGTCCAAGCAACTTACCTTAGTCACTTCGACTTCGTGCGTGAACTTATTGTTGGCGCACACGGATTCGATGAGGCACCGAAGCAGGCACCCGCAACACAGCGTGCGGTCGATAACGTTGTATCCGAGTTCGGTGCTAGTTACGAGTCTGCTGGTGGCGCACTGAAGGTCAAGGGCATTCAGCACGGTCCACTCCCCGCATGGCTGGTGGACGCATGTGCCAAGGCTGGCGTCACTAGTGTGTTCGACAATCGTGACACGGCTACACCCGAGAACCGTCGCCCCTTGTTCAAGGCTGCCGATGGAACTAACGGTCCGAAGGGTCAGCCACTTGCATTCTGGGCACCGACCCCTGGAGGACGACGATAAGCGATGGATGACGCAACGCTAAACAAGCGTTGGGAACAGATCGGGCGTGGGGAACTAACCCCCACGCCCGAGTCGCATATCCCAACAAGCACCTACTACAAGCCGTTGTCCGATGCGGTGAACGAGTTCGTTCACTGGGCGCAGACACCTGACGAGAGAATCTATTTGGGTTTCGACTCACTGGATAATCAGATGCGTGGTGTCGCCCCATCCGAGATGCTACTTGTCAACGGCTACAGTCACAGCGGTAAGACATTGTTCCTACTTAGTGTGCTGAACGCTAATCGTGACAAGACGGTTGTCTACTTCTGCCCCGATGAGCCACGCACCTTGACACTAGTCAAGTTGGCGTGTGTCGCTAACGGGGTGAACGCATACGAGTTGGAACAGCAGGTCGCTGACAACGACCCTAGGGGCATTGACCTACTGAAGCACACCGCTATTGAGCAGTTCCCTAATCTCGCAGTGTTCGACCAGCCGATGACTCTCTCCGATATGGAGAAGGCTATGGGTGAGACGACTAACATGTTGGGCAAGCCTGCCGTCATGGTGTTCGACTATCTGGAGTTGCTCCAGGGTGGCGGGGAAGATGTCCCGTCCAAGGCGAATACAATCAAGGCGTTCGGCAAGCGTCATCATGTACCGTTAGTTGTCTTGCACCAGTCGTCACGTACCGCTGGTGCGGACGGTCGTAAGATGACCATTAGTTCAGGTGCGTACGGTGGCGAGCAACAGGCATCACACATCATTGGTGTGCGACGCAAGAAGTTCGAGATCGAAGCACAGATCCAGGAGATCAATGAGAAACTGGCTAAAGGTACGGCGACTGAACGGCTATTGGAAAGATTGGATACGCTCCGATACGAGGAACGCATTCATGAGAATACTGTCACGCTGAACCTGGTTAAGTGCAAGCGTCCCGCTAGTTCCCTACTGGACGATATCGACTTCGAGATCGAACAGGGCACTGGTAGACTGTTGCCTATGGGTCCAGTACCGCACGACATGTCAGTCCAGGCACGCCATGAGGCTGAACGTGACCAGCGTCTAGAGTCCGAATCCCTCAGTGAGATTGTGTGGGACTAGAGATGATGACTGACGAACAAGCACTAGAGACATTCGTGTCCCTATTTAGGGGGCGTGGTGACTGCTACGGTTCCGAGGCTGGCGGTTGCGTTCGTGAGCAGTTGTCTAAGGACGTGTTCCTACAGCACCTAACGGATGGTCCAAGCATCGGCGTGTACCCTGCGGTACCCACCGATGGTGACGCTATCTGTGTGTGGGGTTGCTCCGATATCGACGTGGAGGATCTAGGTTCTGCACGTCTACTACAGAGAACCTTGGAGACAGCAGGCGTTCACGCATGGGTGGAACGCTCCCGCTCCAAGGGCTATCACGTGTGGGTGTTCGCTGATTCGCCCGTCACTGCGGAGGACATGCGACGCATGTTGCTAGTAGCACACCAGGTTGCGGACTACCCTGCACGTGAGGTCAACCCGAAGCAGTCGGATGTTTCCGTTCACAAGGTTGGCAACTATGTTCGGTTGCCGTACCCGCATGGTCTGAAGATCGACCCTGATCGACGCACCATGCTGGACGACAACGATCAGCCGATCCCGTTGCGGGACTTCCTCCAGTTGGTATCTAGTCGGCGCACTAGTGCGCACGACATTCTCCGTATCTCAGCACTATATGTTCCACCTAAGCGTGAGCATGTGGTGATCGACTTCGGCACCAACGAGGATCTGGATGAGGCGTTGCGTCTCACTAGTCCGCTGGCACGGATCATCTGGAGGGACGGACCACTGCCGTCACAGGATCGCTCTAAGGCGCTGATGCGGTTGGCATACGTGTGTGCATCTAGCGGGATCACACCGTCACTGTGTCACGTGATCGTGGTCGATGCCGATAAGCGTTGGGGTAAGTTCCATGCCAGAGGTGATGCTGGCATGGAGCAGATCCAGAAGATTGTCGAACGTGCATACGGAGGATCATGATGGAACCCCTAGCAATCATCGACCTTGAACCGTGGGAGTACGAGCACGCATCCAATGTGGGCATTCGCAGGTTCACTGCGAACTGGTCAACTAGAGATGCCTCGCACTATGACCGTTCCCGCATGGAGGATGACCGTACCGCCCAGGTCGCAGCAGCAGCATGTGAACTAGCAGTAGCGAAGTACACTAATCAGTATTGGCACGCCCATATCTGGCATCGTTCCGAGCATGACAAGTATCGGCACATGCCAGACGTGGGCACCAACATTGAGGTGCGCCGAGTGCGCACTAGTGATCGGGCTGCCGTCCGCCAAGGCGGACTGGGCAAAGGTCTAGTGTTGTGGGTTGCTAGTTCCGTGTACCCTGAGTTGCGCACCGTTAACCTGTGGGGATCAATCGGATACGACACCGCATGGGAACTGGGTCAACCATCCCACTATTCTGAAACAACTAGACTGATACCAATTAAGGAGGTGTGGGTATGACACGCAAGAAGAAGCACACAGTCCACTACACCACTAGACCCCAGGTGAAACAGCGTCCACGTATGACCCGCAGGGGTAAGGCGTACACACCAATGAAAACGCATCTCGCTGAAGATCTAGTTCGGGAAGGGTGGACGGGACCGTGCTTTAGCGGTCCCGTCTATCTGGAAGTGGACTTCCATAAGGACGGTTCCATTGTTACCGTAGGCAAACTGGATGTCGAACATTACCCGCCTACCGCTTTGCGTGGGGACATCGACAACTATCTGAAACTAGTGATGGACGGTTTGAACGGCGCTGCGTATGAGGACGATTCGCAGATCCGCCTAGTAGTTACGAGGAAACTATGAAGAACTTCAACGAACACAAGTGGAGCCAACGATATAAGACGATGGGGGACACGGCAGAGAACGCATTCCTCATGCTGTATCCGCACGCCCATCGTATGGGCATCAACCGCCCAGACTTCAGTGTCGCCTCGTTGCCCAAGCACTTTAGGCACACGCCTGACTATCTACTTCCAGCAGGATTCCATGAGGTGATGGGCGTCTCGTCTAGATCTAAAGATGCCACGTTGAAACTGAAGTTCGACAAGTTGGATTCCCTGAAGATCTGGACGTTGCTTGGACCTGGGTTCCTGTGGGTGTGGGACTCGCATCGCAAGCGGTACTGGTGTGCGCCCATCGAAGAATGGGCGCACGCATGTGCCCATCATGCGACGGTCGATTACTTCCCTGATAACAACAAGCCCTACTGGTGTTTGGAGATTCAGCACTTCCCGTGCGAACCCACCGTCGGACTAGAAATGAATAACTAAGATGCCCAGAGACGTTATGCCCCGCATGTCAGACGATGACGAGTTTGACAAACTAGCAACCAACCCCGCCCCCATTGGGGGTTCGTTCATTGAACAGTTGATGGCTGGACCTACGTCTAGTCATATGGCTGGTATAGACATCGAAGTTCGTGAGGCTGTCACATCTGCGGTCATGCAACTAGACGAATCCCATAGGTTCGTGATAGAAGCACGCTACATTTGGGGTCACTCCTACATTGAGATCGCCGAGATGTTGGGTCACAAATCGAAGTCAAGTGCGTATGATAAACTGAAAGAAGCAGAGCAAGCGTTGAGAGAGAAACTATTGGAATCGCCCGAGATACGGGCATTCCTGGGAGGCAACATGAGAACATGGAATGAGGGTGCACGATTCGAGTTGGATCGGATCACATCTAGTTTGAAAACGGGATACAAGTTCAACAGTGAACTGTTTGCCGATTACAGCAGGATGATCGGTGACGCTGTGCGCAGTGGATCCGAGCAGGATGTTGTGGTGTGGGCATGGTACACCGCTATAGAGGCTGCGAGATTCCTGGATTCGCAAGGCGAATGGGATCCGCAGGATATGGAGAACATCCTGGTTTCTAAACAGCATGACTATGGGCATGACAACATCAATGCTTTCGGTCAGATCGGCGTTGCCGTGCGCCTTAG